CCGTTAGCATTACCTACCCAGTTATTCGAAGCCTTAGCTACGAAGCCCATGATGTAGGAGTCGATGTCTGTTGCAAGACGGAGAGCAGCCTTTTTAAGGGCTTCGCTTTCACGAGCTGCACCAATGTCACGAATCTTAACAAAATCCGCCCAACCCATCGAGCTGCCGACAACCTGAGTCAGTTTAAACTGTTCAGAGCCGAAGATCGAGGCTTGAGTGCCGCCAGAAAGGTCAGCAATCGCGGAGTTAGTAAAGGTAGTCGTGTAGTCAGGAGTGACCTGTTCAACAACAGTCAAACCGTTGCGGTCATTCATTTCGCTGTCGAACTTACGCCATGTGACGAGGTCCTTCGACATTAGGTTGTTTTGGAAGATAGCTGCAAACGAGTTAAGGACTAGTTTTGCTTGATCTACAGTTACAGTAGCCATTGTGGGTATTTATCCTTTATTATGAGATAACACCCTTACCGTTTCTTTTTAAATAGTTCAGCGGCAAAGGCGTCTAGGTCGTCCTCATCACCCTTTATTGCCGGCTTAGCACTGGAGGTTCCTTTATTAAGGTGACCTGGAGGTGCAGGAGCTTTAGATACTCGAGGTTTGGACAGTTGTTTTTCTGCTGCAACATCCGCAAACTTTGCTTCAATACGGCCAAGAGCAATAATAGCCTTTGTAGGACCGCTCTTAACGATCTTGTCTGCTTCGTCTAGGTTGTTGGAGAGATAGTACAAAACGTCTGGACCATACTCCAAGGACATTAAAGTTGTAGCTAAATACTCGCCATATTTCTGGTCAATACTTTCGAAAGTTGAGAACAATTGCTCACCTTTTTCTTGAAAGTCAGGATAACGCTCCTTGGCGGGTTCCAGTTTTTCTTGCCAGTCCGCGGCTAGCTCAAGCTTAGCTTGGGCGTCAGCTTTCTCCTGTTCTTCCTGCATTGAAAGACGCCTCTCGTTATCACGTTCCTCTCGGAGGGTGTGCAGCGTTAGGTCTTTAATGTAGTTAGGATCAAACTCACCGAGAGGATACTTCTCAGTACCGTCGTCGTTAAGTGCGTCAGGGGATGGACCAGTGGAGGTATTAGTTACAGCCTTAAGTGGCTCGGGTTCTGATTTAGAGTCTTGTTGAAGGTTCTGTAGTTTAGCAAGAGCTTCTTCGAGTTTGCGCTCTGTTTCTCTTTGCTTACCTACTACTTCGTCGATACGTTCCTGAAAACGATTCCTTTTAGGTTTAGGAGTCTCATCGACTTCTTCAACTTTTTCAGTTTCATCTTCATCAGGTGCGAGGGTATCGGCATCCTCGTCAACATGAGTATCTTCTTCTTGAGCGTCGCTGTTTTCTGTCGTGTCTTCTTCTACATCTGAGCTGGCCGGCTCCTCGTCAACTTTGTTCTGGCCAAAGAACTCTGTCGAAAATGTATCCAAGTCTACGTCCATAGGCTCGACGGGGGTGTTTGTATCATCAGTACTCATAAATAAGGTTTATCGGTCCTTTAACCGTTTGCACAAACTTTATTGCGATGTACTCCCGGGACCGTTTGTGCGTTTGGGCCCAGGGCATCGAAAACTTATTGGTTGTACGGGCGAGATCCTGGTTTACGTTGAGTGTCTGTAGACTTTGCAGTCGCAGCCATTTTACGTACTTCACTGTCTGCTCGTTTAATGTCTTGTTCATCTGCCGTAGCAGTGCCGTCAAGAATCATTCCTATTGCTTGCAACGATTGCTGCTGAGCATCAACTTCGTGATCTGATAGAGCTCGTATACGTTGCGTTTCAGCATTATACAAAGCAATCTCGTGCTCAACTTCCTTGTTGTATTTTTCCATCTTAAGGGTTTGATTCTCCATAGCCAGTTGCTCAAGCTGCTGTTGCATTGCTTGAATCTGTTCAGGAGACATACCACCGCCGCCTTCATCATCTTCTTCAAGGAATTGAGGGGGTATAGTTTTCTTAAGACGATCCGCAAGTTTATCGGCTCCTGGCCAATCCTGGGCTTTAGCCACCAAGTCACCAGCAACTGTCATAAGCTGCGGCCATACTTGGATAGCGTCCATCATTGCCTGAGCTGCTTCAACCCGCTTAGTGGTGTAGCTTGAGCCTGTCGATAGTGCAACGTCATACTCACCTACTGACAAGTCAATGGATTCAGGGTCCATTGGGTCGTTAATGCGAGCAAACTTCTCTACCATATCTTCTCCCAACAAACGAACAGTACGTGTACCGTCGTAGATTTGAGGAATAAGTTGGTTAATAATATCACCGCATTCCAGAACAGCGTGATTACCGTTGTCGTGGAAGGTTAGGTTAGCAATATCACCTTCACGTTGACGAGCCATAATAGCTCGACCGGAAGTTTCATTACTGCGTATACCAAGCGAAGCGTCTTGAATGCCCGTAACATCCTTGATGTCTTGAGCGTTTGTACTTGCTTCATTAAGCAGAGATGCTTCAACAGGAGGCGGGGGAATAAGTTGTGGAGGTGCCTCAGCCCCGTCATTGTAGACGAGAAGTGGGTCGCGGGAAAGGTGAGCCTTGCGGAACGTGTCTTCCCTACCTTCTACAGCACTCTCCGGCGCAATCCACTTAGCCTTCGGTGCGTAGCCCAACTGCTCAGCAGCAACGGAACGCCAGAAGTTCTTAAGACGGACTGAGTCCTTCATAAACCGCACCAGACCGTACCGAACACGTCGTCCACCTACGTTGGTGACTCGACCTGACATCCGTACAATAGGTACACGGTTCAATTTGTATTCATAAGGCCCAGAAAGAATCTCAAATCCAGTAACAAGGTGCATCTGTGCGTAAGTGCACCATGATGCTCTTGTACGAATAGGAGGCCCATTCTCTACAATAAGCTTTTCCATATTGTCGTCTTCGAGCATAAACGTTTTACCGTTTTCGAAGAGGGCGAGCAGACGCTGACGTTCAACTAGTCGCCAGTACTCTGTAATTTGATATGAGTCGCTGTCGATCCAGCCTTCAACAGACATTTTAGCAAGTGTGTCGTCGCCATCCAAGGCGCTAGGTGTTTTACCTGGCCACTTTTTATCAAACTCTGATTTAGGGATACGGTCATTAACATAGCACCGACGAGCGTCACGGCCTGTAGGGTCTACTGAGTAGCGGTCCCACACGGCAGCAAGAGCATCTTCAATTGGGCGGATAAATATATCCTGGTCAAAGACGTTATCCCGGGCGTATTCAACGGAAACGCGAAACGCACCGTCACCGCACTGCACTAGACTTTCAAATGCTGTGTCATATACCCGCTGTGCTCGACTTTGCAGTTCGATTGAGCGAATCAAATCGCCGCGGATTGCAGCAACATCGGTATCTTCGTCGTTGGAGGGAACAATCTTAATTGCTTTACGGCTTTCACGCCAGTCGCCAACTAATTGTGCAGTAAACTGTGGAATATTGTTAATGACAAGGCAAGGCAAGCCTTTACGTTGTTCAAGAACAATTGGGTCCCACTGTTCGCCAGCTGCAAACTTCTTGTCGTCAAGAGCTGAGTCACGGTTAATTCGGTCAAAATCTACATCTGCTTGGTATTCTGCTCGCATGTCAGCAAGAAAAGCTTCTTTAGATTCGAAACCCTCAGGAACGTAATTGTCTGAAGCAATACCTTCAACGACTACGACATCTAAAGTGTCGCCGTCTTTCTTTTTGTAGGGTTTGGTCTTATCCATAGTTATTAAGCCATCCATCCGTTAGGCGAAGTAAGTAGTCGTGAATCGTATCCCGACGTAGCGTCATAGTGTAAACCACTGCTTACAAGAGTCCCATCAGGATTTTTTATTCCCGAGACTCTCCTTCGTGCAGTAATTTTATCAAACAGTTCTGTAAGTCCCCACACTAGAGCATCAACTCTATCTGGTGATCCGGTAGAAGAGTTACGTACGTTGTCCACTGAGAACAAGCACATTTGATCTTCTAACTTCTCGAACATTCCTACGTGATGTACTCGACCTTGTTCGTACAAAGCAGAGATAGGTTCTGCCCGGACAACCTTACCACGCGAAGCGTGAACCAGTTTAATGGGAACAGAGCGATCTTGTGCACGAATAACCGAAGCTACCATGTCACCGCCATTGTTCTTTTCTGCTATGATTTTATCAGCCTGCCACTTTCGGTACAGACGTACAGCTTGTGAAGCCCATTCTTCAGGAGAGCCTTTTAAAGTCCCGTCCTCCAACACGTATCCACGAGCGTACCCGTCTTTATCCCGAGCCAGACCCACAACCACGATACCATTTTCATCACTGTTTTCTTCCGATGATGCAGCAGGGTCAACTGCTACATATACTCTTTCTAAATCAACGGGAGCTTCCTTGACCCTTGAATTGTCGATAGTGTCTCTGTTCCACAGTGCTCCAGGAATGTCTCCAAGAACCTCTCCTTCAAGTTCCTGCCGTCCAAGGCGTGTAGACCCATACCGGTCGTACAATTGTTTGAGGGTATTTGCGGCCAAGTTACCGGCATTATCCAAAGTGGACCCTCTGGTAACGATTGTATCTTCATCTGTCATTAGCCTTTTAACAAGAGGCAATGGACGAGGAGTAGTGGTTACTAGAACCCTAGGGTGTTCACCCAGACGCAAACCAAACTGCAACTGGTCCCAACACTCTTGCATGTATCGGAATTTAGCTAACTCGTCAACCCATCCAGCGTGATGCTGTGGTCCACGTAACTGGTCAGGTTCTGTAGCATTGTACAAGAAAGCTACTGCACCATTTGGCCAGGTAAGCTTTCGATTGGTTTTTTCGTATACGGGTCGATAATCTTTAGGGTGACAAGCAAGGATTCCAGACTCACCCTCAACCATAACATCTCTTGCGTCGGCTGCTGTCTCAGCAACAAGAGCAATTCGTCCCCATCCAGATGCGCTCCGGCTAAGAGGTGTGTCACCACAGATGTTTTTTCTGATCCACTCACTGCCGATCCTTGTCTTACCAAATCCACGTCCAGCTAGAATCATCCATGTGTTCCAGAGACCCTCGGGTTCTACCTGATTAGGTCTTGCCCAGAAATCCCAGTTCCACCGAAGGTCAGCCCTCTGCTTCTCGGTTAGAGAGGCCAGCCACTCCTGACGCTCCTCCTCGCTTAGAGAGGCGAGCAATTGCGCTTTCGAGAGCTGCATTGTCTTCTCTGACTCGCTGCTCATATTCAATGTTGCCGTCAATTTTTACTTCCTGTTTCTCAATGAACATCCCAAGATGCTTGGCCAGGAGTTCGTAGCCACGGAGGGCAGTTGTTAGATTAGCTTTTTCACCGTCTTCTGACTTATTAATCGTACGGAGGATTCCTCGTAAGACGTAGTCGATGTCGATGTGTGTTTCTTTCGAACGCTCTGCTAAAAGGTGGTCGATATAAGGTCGAACACCGGCTGCGTTAAGAACTTGATGTCCCATTCGTGATGCGTTCTCAGCTGGAGTGTCATATCCGGCCTCTAAAACTGCCTTGGCACCATTAAAATGCTTGATGAATGAGTGGCAAAAATTGCGTTGTTTAAAAGACAGAGCATCTTCAATAAGCGTAATGTCTTCAGACTCTAAAGCCCTGTCCATTTTAGTTTTTCTTATGTCGCCCATGATACCCTTTCCATACCTTATACCGTATTATACCATATTTCCCTACAAATGTCAAGTAAAAACGTACAAATAGTATAGGGAGTTCGTACAAGAAGGTTCTTCTAGGCGTGGGGCGACCTACGGGAGCCCTTTCCAATTGTCAACAATACCCTCTATTTGCCCCGGAAACAGGGTCTACAGTTACATGTGGATACCTTCGGCTACCATAGTAGCTAAACTACTGTTGATATATCTTAAATAGGCTTTTTTTTATTATGAATTTTTTTATTTCGTGACTAAGGTCCCTACTTACGCCTTATATACGCGCGCGTGTTCTAT